TGGCTTATTTACCAGCAGGAGAAGTAGAAATTATAAAAGTTTCTCCAGGTGAAAAAATGGCAGCTATTAGAACAAGTGGTGATGGTACTTTATTTTGTACTGAACTTAGTGCGTAGTGGCTAAAAAGAAAAAAAGTAATCTTTACGCAAAGATTGAACATATTAGTAAAGCTAAATTTAAGAAAACTTCAATTGCTAAACGCAGACCTAAAAAAAGTTCAATGAATAAAAGTAAAAGAAGATCGTTTAAAGCTTATAATAGACAAGGTAAATGAAAACAAAAAATTCTGAAACAGAAGGTTTAATTACAGATAATTTTATACCACATGAAGATAAGGGTGTAGTACATCAAAGATTTGTAAATCATAAACCTATTTTAGATCATAATAAAAAGCTTTATACTCAAAACGATGGTTATTCACCTGATAAAGGTTTAAAAAGAGTAGCATCAATACCTACAATTGTTTTAGAAATATGGTGTAAAGAATATCATAAAGATCAAAACAAAGGTAATTGGTTTGCTTTACCAAAAGAAACACAACAAAAAATTTTAAGAGAAAAATTAAACAGTTCTGATTATAGATATTTTAGAACTGCCGAAGGACAATTTTAATGGCACTAACATCATATTCAACACTTAAAACATCAATAGCTAATTGGTTAAACAGAACAGATTTAACTGATGAGATAGCTGATGATTTTATAGTTTTAACAGAAGCAGATTTTAATTCAAAATTAAGAATTAGAAAAATGATTACACAAAGCAGTATTACTATTGATAGTGAAACTGAATCTTTGCCTACAGGGTTTTTACAAGTTAGAAACTTTTATATTTTATCTGGAGCTACAAAATATCCTTTAAGATATGTTTCGCCATCACACATGGATCAGTTAAGAGGCACATCTACAACTGGTACACCAGATGTTTATACAATATTAGGAGATACATTTAGATTTTCTCCAAAACCAGACACATCTTATACTGGTTATATTAATTATTATAAAACTTTTGATGCTTTGTCAGTTACCAATACATCAAATTGGATATTAACAAATCATCCAGCAATTTATTTATATGGTTCTTTATACCATGCTGCTAACTTTTTAGGTGGTATTGAGCCAGGACAAGTTCAACAATGGTTACAAATGTATGGAACTGCTATGGAACGATTAGAAATAAACGATAGAGAAGATCAGTATTCTGGTTCACCTTTACAAGTTAGATCAGAAGATACTGTAGCTTCACCATTTGCTAGTCGTTACACAACTACAGTTACCAGTAATAGTTAGGAGTTAAATGCAAGTACCTTTCGGAGAATGGCTACCTGACCAACCTGAACATGGAAAAAATGGAGCTAATGTTGCAAATAATGTTTATCATGCAGCAAATACTTATAAAAGATTTCCATCTTTAGTAAGCTATAGTTCAAATACTACCAGTACAGATTCTAAAGGTGCAGGTTCATTTAGAGATAATTCTAATACAGTTTATAACTTTGTAGCTACAAGAACAAATTTATACCAATTAACATCTGGAGCTTTTACTTCCAGAAAAGCAAGTTTAACTGGCGACCATGAAGATTTTTGGACATTTACCCAATTTGGTGAATATGTCATAGCAAGTAATGGAGTAGATCAACCCCAATATTTTTTAATGGGAACATCTACTAACTTTGCTAATCTTTCAGCTATAGCAACTGGTAATCCAGTATTTAGAGTTTCAGGAGTTGTTAGGGATTTTTTAGTTACAGGAAATATTACTAATGCCACAAACAGAATACAATGGTCTGGTATTAATGATATTACAACTTGGACAGCAGGAACAAGTCAATCTGATAGTCAAGACTTACCAGGTTCTGGTGGACAAGTAGTTCATATTACTTCTGGAGAGGTTGGATATGTTTTTAGACAAAACCAAATAGTTCGTATGGACTATGTGGGTGGTAATACAGTATTTAGATTATCTGTGATTTCACCTAATAGAGGTGCTATGTTTGGAAGAACAGTTTGTCAGGATAATAGACAAATATTCTTTTATGCAGACGATGGTTTTTATCAAATAAATGGAGATCAAATAATACCTATTGGAGTAGAAAAAGTTAATAGATATTTTGATCTTAATTTAAACAAAGCATATTCAGATAGAATATGTGCAGCAGTAGATCCATTTAATCAGTTAGCTATGTGGCTATTTCCAAGTACAGCTAATGCTGCTAACACAACAGGGATTTGCGATAAAATAATTATTTATAATTATGCTACTCAAAAATGGTCTTTAGCAGATGCTAGTGCAAGTACAATTTTTGCACAATTCGTTGGAGCTTATACTGTAGAATTAATGGATATTCTATCTCAAAATTTAGAAAACATTAATGCTGCATTAGATACAGATTTCTGGTCTGGTGGACAAGTTCTACTAGGTGGAATTGATAGTGATTATAAAGCTGCAATCTTTTCTGGCACAGCTAATGAATGTGAAATAGAAACTTCAGAACTTGAACCATTTCCTGGTTTAAGAACTAACATTACAGGTGTTAGACCAATTGTAGATGCAGATGCTACACTAACAGTTAAAACAAGAGAACGATTAGCTGATGATGAAAGTGCATCAAGTTCAGTATCAATGAGAAATAGTGGTGTTAATCCAGTTAGAAAATCTGGAAGATATATTAGAGCAAATGTTAAAGTACCATCAGGCACTACATTTACTCATGCACAAGGAATAGATATTGTTGCATCAAGGGCAGGTACTAGATGAGTGATAAAATTGATATAGATAATGTTAGATACTCTATGGAAACACAAGAGTTCTTTCAAAGACAAATAGAAGAAGCAGTTAATGCTTTAATTAACAAAAATAATACCGAAAGCGATAAAGCTTTTAACTGGTTTATGAATTAAGGAGAAACATGGCAGGATCATATATAGGAAAATACGATACAACAGCAGGAAACAATTCAGCTACTTCAACAGGTTCAGTATCTGTTGCAGAGGGAATGTTACCATCTAATATTAATAATGCTTTTAGAGATATTATGGCAGATATTAGGCAGTTTTATAATTCTGCTGAATGGATAGAATATGGAGATGGAGCAGGTACTTATACACCAGCTTACGCATCTTCTACAAGTTTTACAATTGCAGGAGTTAATGTAACTTCAGCTTATCATGTAGGTCGTAGAGTAAAATTAGTAGCCTCTACACCTGGCACAATCTATGGATCAATTACAGCTACTGCGTTTTCAACTAATACAACTGTTACAGTTGCTTGGGATTCAGGATCTCTTTCAAACGAATCTATAACTTCAGTACATCTTGGAGTAATTAGTGCAACCAATACTTCTATGCCTGAAACTCCATCAATTACTGGAGATTACACATTAGATGTATCAGGAGATATTATTTTAGATGCTGATGGAGATAATGTAACTATTAAAGCAGCAGGAACAACTACATTAGATATAGTTTCAAATGGTACTACAGATGTAACACTAGATGCTCCAGGTGATATTCACCTAGACGCAGATGGTGGAGATATAAAATTTTATGATGGTGGTACTCAATTTGGAGAAGTTACCAACTCATCAACAGATTTAGTTATTAAATCTACAACATCAGATAAAGATGTAATCATTAAAGGTAATGATGGTGGAAGTGCAATTACTGCATTAACACTAGATATGTCAGAAGCAGGAAAAGCTACATTTAATAATGATGTAGTTGTAACTGGTGATCTTACAATATCAGGTGATGATTTATTTATGGGTACTAACACATCTGGTGCAGCTTTAATAGCAGATGGTACAAATTTTAATCCAGTAGTTATATCTGGAGATATTTCAATTGGAACAACAGGAACAGCAGCAATTGGTTCAGGTGTAATAGTTAATGCTGATGTAAGTTCTTCAGCAGCTATAGCATTTTCTAAAATGGCAGACCTTACTGCATCAAGAGCTTTAGTATCTGATGGTAGTGGTGATGTTTCTGTTAGTGCAGTTACATCTACAGAAGTAGGTTATTTAGATGGAGTATCATCAAATATACAAACTCAATTAGATGCCAAACAAGCAACTATTACAGGATCAGCTACAACAATTGATACAGAAAGTTTAACTGCTAGTAGAGCTGTTATTTCTAACTCCTCTCAAAAGATTGCAGTATCAGATGTTACAAGTACAGAATTAGGATATTTAGATGGTGTTAGTTCAGCAATTCAAACACAATTAGATACAAAAGCAACTACATCTTATGTTAACGATGCTGTTGCTGGACTTAGAACTAGAATTATTTGCGAAGCAGCAACTACAGCTAACATTAGTTTATCATCAGATCTTCAAAATGGAGATACTATTGATGGAGTAACTCTTGCTACAGGAGATCAAGTTTTAGTTAAAGATCAATCTACTGATAGTCAAAATGGTATTTACACAGTAGTTAGTTCTGGAACAGCAAGTAGATCTACAGATTTTGATGCTATTGGTGAGCTATCAGGTCAAATGGTTATTATCAATCAAGGTTCAACTAATGATAATACTATGTGGCTTTGCACAACTAATAACACAGTTACTCTTGATTCAGATTCAATAGCATTTACAAAAGTTACACCTCAAAACGTAGGAGATGTTACATTAACTGGAACACAAACTTTAACAAACAAAACTATTACTTCACCAATTATTGATGGTAATGGTGCTGTCTTTGAAGGATCTACAGCAGATGCTTACGAAACTACTTTAACACCTGTTGATCCAACAGCAGATAGAACACAATACTTGTTAAACCAAACTGGTTATGTTGCATTATTAAATGCAGCAACGACTACAACGATTACTTCTACACCAGCAGAACTAAATATTTTAGATGGAGCTACAACTACTTATTCAGAATTAAACATTATGGATGGTGATACAACAGCAACTTCTACAACTTTAGCAAATGCTGACAGATTAGTAGTTAATGATGATGGTACGATGAAACAAGTAGCATTAACAGATGTTAAAACATACTTAAATAGTGCTGGGTATGTAACAGACGATCCAACAGCACTAGCTATAGCTTTAGGTTAATTAATAATAAAAGGAGAAAACACAAATGGCGAATACATTTAAAGTAGTTACATTTGCAGCAGAACCAGCTTCTGCAGGTACACCTTACAAAATGTACACAGTCGCTGGTAGTACAACTACTGTTGTTCTTGGTTTAATCCTAACTAATATTCATACATCAGCAGTTACTGTTGAAGTAGAATTAGTTAGTGATACAGCAAATAGAGGTGGTGCTAATAATGTAACAAATGGAACATCTTTTTTAGTAAAAGATGTAACAATTCCAGCAGGAAGTTCATTAGAACTTTTATCTGGAGGTAAAGTAGTTTTAGAAACTACAGATGAAATTAAAATAGATTGTTCTGTAGCTGATAAAGTTTCAGGCACATTGTCTATAATGGAGATAACATAAGATGAGTTATATAGGTTCTAAGCCAGCTAGTAAACCAGTTGTAGCAAGTGATCTTGATCCAACTATTATTACTGGTCAAACAGCTCTTTCAGCAGAACCAGCAGACACAGATGAATTTTTAATTAGTGATGCTGGAGTTCTTAAAAGATTAGATGCTAGTTTAATTGGTGGTGGAAAAGTTTTAAAAATAGAAGAACAGACAAATAATACAAGAGCAGCTTTATCCACTTCTACAAGTAAGGTAACTATTTTGTCAGGTACATATACCAATGTTCAAGCAAGTAGCAAAGTTATAATAAACTGTTTAATTCCATCTATTGGAAATTCTGCTGCTGCCATGAATGTAGGAATTACATGGAATGGAACTGATTATGATGGAGTTGGCTCATTTGCTTATATAGGATCTGATAGTCAAACAATGATGGTTGTTTCAAAAAGTTTTGATTGTCCAGCATCAACTGGATCAATAAATTGGGTTTTGTTTTGGGAATCTCAAAATTCTCAAAATTCTTCTCCAGTTAAAGTAATAAATCCAAACAGTACAGATGATGGCAGACTTGCTCAATGTATATCAACAATAAATTTTATGGAGTACACAACATAATGGCAAATTTTGACAAAGCAGCAGTATATTTTAATTCAGAAAATTTTTTAGGTTATAAAGGAAATCCACCAACTAATGAAGTTGAATATAATTTAGTTAAAAATTCTATGTTTTCTAAAAATCCTCCAGCATGGAATGAAATTGAAACTAAAATACAAGAATATATTGATAAAGAATTAACTGATGAACAAAAAGAAACAGCTAAACAAACAGGCAAAGCTAAACTAAAAGCTGGAGAACCCTTAACAGATGCTGAAATAACAGCATTATTTGGAGATTAATTTATGTATATAGGAAAAGAGCCAATAGTAGGAAACTTTCAAAAGTGTGATGCAATTACTGTCGTTAATGGTCAAGCAGCATACACATTACAAGTAAGCTCAACAAATGTAGTTCCAGAAAGTGCAAATCATATGCTGGTTTCACTTAACGGAATTTTACAAGCACCAATTACTTCATTTACAGTATCTGGTTCAACACTTACTTTTGCATCAAACCTAGCAACTGGCGATGTTATAGACTTTGTAATCTTGTTAGGTAATGTTCTTGATCTTGGAACTCCAAGTGATGGAACTGTAACCAATGCAAAATTAGCACAGGATATTATTTCTGGAGAAACTGCTTTAACATCAGCTCCAGCAGATACAGATGAGTTTTTAGTTTCAGATGCTGGAACACTTAAAAGAATAGACTACTCACTTATTAAAGGTGGTGGACAGTGGGAACATTTATTAACATCAACAGCTAGTAATTCAGCTTCTATTGCTTTTAGTAGTACATATATTACAACAACTTATTTAGATTATATGATAGTTTTTTCTGGAATAAAATTTGCTAGTGATAATATTATGCCAAGATTAATGTTCAGTACTGATAATGGCTCTTCTTATGCTAGTGATTATAGAAATGCCAGAATGGGAGTAAATGATGGTGGAAATGATGTAAATTCTGGTCAAACTGGAAGTGGTGGATTGTATATGGGATCTAGTCAAAATGTTGGTAATTCAACTGGAGAAGGTTATAACGGATATGCTATTATTTGGGATCCAATGAAACAAAGTGGAACAACTGATGCTTATACAAAAATGCAATCGTTTGTTAGTTATAACGATACTGGTATTGGAATGGTAACATCAACAACTGCAAATATGAATAAAGTTACAACAGCAGTTAATAATATTAAATTTGAAGCTGATTCAGGAAATATTACAACAGGCAAAGTATCTTTATATGGTAGAAAAATAAGCTAGGAGAAAATTATGACAAGACATAAAATAGTAAATGGCGAAAAAATAAATCTTACTGCTGAAGAAGAAACAGCTAGAGATACAGAAGAAGCTCAAGCAGCTACTGATAAACAAGCTGTCATAAATGCTGAAACAGCTAAAGAAACTAAAAAAGCATCAGGAAAACAAAAACTAAAAGATCTTGGTTTAGATGACGATGAAATTAAAGCATTGACTGGAGCTTAATTATGGCAATCAAAGTAGCCAATAATCAATCCTTGACTGCGATTACAGCTTTACCAGCAGCAGTTTCTGGTGGTGCTATGAATTTATTAGAAACGCAGACTGCATCAAGTAGTTCTACACTTTCTTTTACAAGTAATATTGATAGTACTTATGATGAGTATGTGTTTAAGTTTTATAATATTCATCCATCAGCCGAAGCATCTTTTGGAATAAATTTTTCAATAGATGGTGGTTCAAATTATAATGTTTCAAAACAAACTACATCTTTTTATGCTTACCATAATGAAGCTGATAGTGCCACAACTTTATCTTATAGAACAGCTTATGATTTAGCAGTAAGCACAGGTTCTGCACCTTTAGGTGGAGATGTAATGAGTACATCTAATGATGAGTGTGGAGATGGTTTTTTGCATTTATTCGCACCATCTAACACAACTTTTGTAAAGCATTTTATTTCAAGATTTACACCACATTATCCAGCTTATGCAATGGATGGATTTACTGCTGGGTATGGAAATACTACATCAGCAATTAACGCAGTACAATTTGCTATGTCATCAGGTAATATAGATTCAGGAGTTATAAAATTATATGGCATTAGTTAAATACAACAACAATTCTATAAGTGCTATTACATCAACAGGATTAACTGCTGGTGCTATGACTTTAATTAAAGAACAAACAGCATCTTCAAGTTCTACTATTAGTTTTGTTAATGGAACATCAGATGTGGTCTTAGACAGCACATATCCTATTTATTTATTTAAATATATTAATGTTCATCCATCTGTAAATGG